TAAATTCTTCCATCATTTCTGCAATCAACACTGCTTTTCTAGATTCAATCTTCATCGTTAATTGCATCATCATCTGTTGGATTCTAGGATCTTGCATGGCTTGTGGGTTATTTCCCATAGCTTGCATTTGCATCATTTCATTTTGGAATTCTATCTCTACTTGTTCTAATGCCATTAAAGAAATATGTTCAAATATATTCTTCTCTAAAGCACCCATGATGACAGGATTATTTCTTGCCATATTGGTTGCCATAAAATTTAAATGAGCAGTCATGTGAGCTCTGTGATCTTGTCCTTTGAACGCTTGGAAAGGAACTCCCGACAAAGAATCAATATGTTCTAAAGCAGGATCTTTAGGTTGTGGTTGAGCAGGGGGAGTTAGAATCAAATCAATATTTTTCACACCAATCGCTTCATACATATTTCTATACGCTTCATACAAATTATGAATTTGTGGGTTGGATTGTGCTAATTGTAATTCTGTTTGAGCGATCGATATTCTTTGTGTCTGAGAAAAGATATTAGGATCCGCTACCGGTACAACATCAATCTTATCATCAAAGTCTGTCTGTTTAATATTTCTTTGTCCACCTACTACATCGTACGGATATTCCGCAGGAAGATAAGTTTTAAATACATTGACCATTAATCTAAATTCATTTTTCAATGCCGCGTATAATCTTTTATGGATAGCACTCATGGTCCGTGAACCACGTTCCAACAGCGCTACGGTCGTACCCACTGCCGCTTGTTGATTCCCATCGCCAACATTTAAATCCGCAATGGATGCGAAACGTTGACCCGCTTGTACTACGACCCCCATGAGTTGCAGTAAAGTTTGTGAAGGTTCTTTAAACGGCAACATCATAAACGAATCTCTAATATTTCCCCCTGGAGCATCTACATCTCTGAATTCTCCTGGTTGAATGCTTTGAGCATCATCTCTAATTTTAATTCCTCTTTGTTTAAAGCCCGCTGGTAAATTAGCCAGGGTTCCCGCATCAAGCAATTGTCGTAATGCTGATGTAGCAGTTCTTGATAAACCACCGATCATGTGAATCAAACCAAAACCATAAAAGCCTAGTCCTGGTAAAAATTTAAAATGTACAAAATATTCAATCCTAGCTTTTAAAGGATCTGTTGGTTGATAATTTCTTCTAATAGACAGTACTTCGGAAGATTCTAAATCTATCGTTACAATATAAGGAAGTTTAATTCCAGTTGGTTCCCCTTCGGGTCCTCGATCTTCAAAACCTTCCAAATCTAAATTTACATGACATTCTAATAAAGTAAATACTTCAGCGTCTTTTGTTTTACTTCTTCCTTCTAGTTCACGTTCTTTTTTCTCCACATCTGTTTCTTGATCATAACCTGGAGTTAAAGGTATATCTCTATAAAAACCACCTACTTGTTGTTTACGTAATTCATTCTCTGACATTTTGATAACATGAATAATGTCTTCTGCATCTTCTAAGGAAGTTGCAGTATAAGGAACTACTAAATCTTCTGCTGGTACAAATTTAGAAACAGTTCTTCCCAACATTGCATCAAAGTATACTTTTTTAAAAGCAGATCCTGCAAGGGGTAAATAAAATAACATTTGATCAAACTCAGGTTCATATTCTTTCATGACATCCATGATTTGATAATTCATAAAGTCTTTCACTCTATTTGCTTGTTGTTCTTTTTCTTTCGTAGACATTCCAATAGTCTGTGTTCGTACAGGTCCACCTGCTGGTAATAATTCTTTGTACGCCAAAGCTTGGAACTGAGTCACTGCTTCCGCTAATACGGGGTGAGTTGCACCTGACGCACCTTGGAAAGGTTCGGTTCTATTTTCGTAATTGAATCCTAATAAATCTAATCCTGTAGTGTAGGTTCTTTCCCAATCTTTTCTAGAAGATTTATAGTCTTCATAATTAGAAGTTAATTCTGAACCAAGTGGATTTAATATTTCTTCTGGCAACAGTTCTGCCAAATTATCAAAATGGTTTTCAGATTGCTCTTGGTTAAACGCTCCTGGTTCAAAATTAATTTCTACACCGCCATCTTCCGTTGGTGTAATTTCCGTTTCCCCTGGATCAGGGAGATCTTCTTTAATGTCCACTACCTCTTCCATCAAGGTTTCTTGACCTGGGATTTCAATAGTATTTCTTATATCATTGGGTAGTGATTTATCTATATCTGCCATTAACTATCTCCAACCTTTTTTTGCTAGTTTAGGTTTGCCAGCTTTTACTAATCCACCTTTTTTAAAAGAACCTTCTCTACCAGATAACATCTCATCACCTATCATATCTGTTTTTCTACTTACAGGATCTTTATCAAACCTTTCTTGTATTTTAATACTTTGAAGTGTTTGTTCTGTTGGTTTATTTTTTCTAGCTGCCATTTTTCTAGCTAAATCTAGTTTAGCTTCCATTTTATCTCTTTTACTTGAGTTCTTTTCTTCTCTAGTTTGTTTCTCTAGATTTAATAAATCTTCTACTGGGCTACCTTCTTTTGATTTTTTTGCCATTATTTGTCTCCTGATTTTTTAGGTAATCTTACTACTTTAACTTGTTTTAATGGAACATTCAAGCCCTGAGGCGTGGGCCCTGATTTAGGTGGTATAGTAGTAGTTAATCGTTTGATTTTATTCATTAGTAATAAATTCTTTTTCTTTGATACTGAATCTCATCTTTATAATCTTCTGGGTGAGAAAGCAATCCCCCTTGTCTAAATCGCATAACCGCTTGAGTCATAGAATCTACTAAGTCATCATGATCCCCATAAGGAAAAGCAGCACATTCTTCAATTACTTCTTGAGCAAATTGTTTATCTTTAGGTGCCCAAACCATTCCTGATTCAAATAAAGGAGCAACAGAGTTTACTCTAGAGTGTTTATCGTTTCCTTTAGAAGGAGAAAAATTAACAACAGGAATTCCCATAGCTCTTAGTTCATAGGTAAGAGGAAGTCCAGATGCTTTAGCTTCCACTAGTACCGTTTCCGGTTGCCAATAGTCATACTGTTCCTTGGCCACGCGCCGGAGATCAGGGAACTCGAGACGTTCTTTGATTGCATCTAATAAAATTATTTGTTGGGGAGAGTCTTCATTCTCTCTAAAAATTCCCCAGGTTGTAATAGCAGAATAGTCTGCTGTTTCTTTTTTCATAAAAGCTGTATCATAACTTTGGATCACATGCTCTAAAGCAGGCATGTAATCATGTTCCCAATTCTGCCACCATTCTCTTTTGATAATAGCTCCTTCTTCTGAAGTTGGATCTTGCATGTATTGAGCATTCCATTTATTAATTCCAGCTGAAGCTTTTACAGCAAGTAAATCTTCTAACTTCCAATATTCAGGCCACACGGGATCACCTTCTGGTAAGATAGCTGGAAACTCTACTACTTCCCATTGATCTGCTTTTTCTTCTTTAGCACCTGCATTAATTAATTGAGCTGTTAAATCTTTGGTTGACCATCTAGTCATAACCAAAACAATTCTACCACCTGGTTGTAAACGTTGTCTTGGTCCTGAAGTATACCATTCATATGCTTTATCAAAAGCAGTAGTAGAATAAGCATCTTGCTCTGAATGTGGATCATCTATGATAAGTAAGTCAGCACCTCTACCTGTTACCGCACCCTGGACACCGACTGCAAAGTATTCACCACCTTGTTCGGTTTCCCAACGTCCTGCTGCTTGTGAGTCTTCTCTTAATCTTGTTTTAAAAACATTTTTATATTCTTCTGAGTCCATTAATGTTTTTGCTTTTCTACCAAATCTAACTGCAAGTTCTGCAGTGTGGGTTGCTTGAATAATTTTTAATTTAGGATCATTACCAATCATCCATGCTGGCAAGAAGTAAGATGCAAATTCTGATTTAGTATGCCTAGGTGGCATATTGATAATAAGTCTTTTTAATTCACCTGTTCTTAAACGGTTAAATTTATCTGCTATAATTTTATGGTGATCACCTTCTATGAATTCAGGCCAAATGTATTTTACAAAAGTTAAAAAATCAGAACGAATAGAAGCTTCTTTCTTTTTCTTTGCACTATTTAAAATATCTAATTTTAACTGTCTCCTGACTTTAGCGTCAGTAATCTGATTTATTTTTTCTATATCTAGCATAATGTTAATTATGGTACCTTAAAAATTTTTTATACCCTCCCCCCTCTAAGAAAAAAAGTTATAAAAATATCAATGGTGAAAAACTTTATAACACACTTAACTGTATAAATCCAACACTATAGGGATAGGTTAGGATCCCTATTTATTTTTTTGTACCCCTCCCCCCTCTTGCAATAAAAGTATTAGTAGATCGGTCTGGTACCTCTATAGACAATGGGTGGGTCCCGCCCACATGCACTTACCATGATAGTGTGTCCTTTATGCAACAGTGTTGCCACAGTGCAACAGTGCGCATATCAGCGCACTGTGCATTATTATCTTGACTTACTGTTGCCCCTCCTTGTTATTCTTTTCAAGTATTCCATTGGCTGCCATTCCTAATTCAAGTAGGAACATCTCAACACCAAAGATAGGCAGTGTCTTCTTCTTACCTCTTGTCTTTCTTACATCAGACCATGCGTTCCAAATCGTGTCTCTTAGTTGTTGTATCTTTTGTTCTCTGTTCATTTTATTCTCCTTGTTAAGTTATGAATTCATTATGCATTTTCCAATTCAAATTGAAATGGTCAAAGTTGTCGCACCTATTCTCCCAAATGTTCTTTTACATGTTGAAGAAGATTTGC